CGTAGATGGATTGTCAACAATCTTGATAATGACCCAAGCCGTATTTATCGTAGGATTTACGATTCCCTTTATGATAATTTGGATTCTTCTACTATTCCCCACGCTGTTGTTATACTTGCTGACTATAGTTACAAGTCCGCTTTTGTTGCAGACCAAGAAATAAATCTTCTTGCGTGTATGACAGAACTTATGACAAATGTGAAGTTTAAGTAATGTACGAACTAAAAGAATATCTAAACTCAATCAACTCCACCAAAACTAACTTGATGGATACTACTGACCCTTTGTGGGAAAGGAAGTATCCATCATTTATCATTAACAAATGCCTTGCACCAACTGGAAAACATGAGTGTCTTATTGTTAATGAGATGAATTTACATAATCACTTAGATAATAAGTTACAATATGACTTTTTACTAAATAGTCTGAGGAGAGAAAAAAGATACGCTCCTTGGATGAAGGCGAGTAAGTCTAAGAATTTAGAGTATGTTAAAGAATACTTTGGTTATAATAATGAAAAAGCAAGGTCTGCATTGAACATACTAAATGATGAACAAATCGCCACTATAAAAGAAAAATTAAATAAAGGTGGAAGAAAATGAATGAATCATTATGGAAACCAGACGATATGCTTGAAGTCGGTCTTAAAGAACCAGATGATTTCTTAAAGGTGAGGGAAACTTTATCTAGGATAGGAGTCGCATCTCGTAAGGACAGAACATTATTTCAATCGTGTCATATCCTACACAAACAAGGTAAATACTTTATTGTGCATTTCAAAGAACTATTTGCACTAGATGGAAAAGACACAAACTTATCAGAAAACGATATCGCAAGACGGAATACCATTGCTAATCTTTTACAAGATTGGGGATTGGTTAAGGTAGTGAGTGAAAGTAAAGTTGAATCAGCACCACTATCTCAAATTAAAGTAATCTCATTCAAAGAAAAGAATGAGTGGAAACTTGAAACTAAGTACAATATTGGAAAAAAGAAAGAGGAATAAAATGAAAGTTGGTGAACATATTATTGAAGCTGCAAAGAAACAAGCAGAAGGCGAAATCGCAGTACATATTGCAAATATTAAAGTATACCAGACAATGCCTGCTGGTATCGGTGAACATTCAGATATTACAGAAGCAGTAATTGCAGAACTAGATAAACTTGCTTCTGCTGATGATAGACTAGAAATGATTGAAAAGTATTTCTCAAAGGAATAGAGATGAATCATATATTACCATTAAGGGACTTTCTGCATGAGCAGGAAGTCTCTGAACAACCATATCGTTTCGTTGTAATATACAATGACCCAAGTAATGTTGGTGATGACTCTAAAGAGGAAACTGACCCACTTGCTGATAAGTTGTTGTCATATGGTAAAGAATTGGGGTTAACTGGATTTAAAGCAAAGATAGAAGAAACATATATCATTAAAAAAGATGGTAAATTGTTTATACACAATAAAGAAGATGATGAGTTTGAAATAGACGAAAATACTATTGTCTTTAATAGGTCTAAATCAAATGATTTTCCAAGTTGGCAAAACTTCTATCGTGAACTTACTATCAATGGGGTTAGAGTTGTTAACCCTATGACAGTTCACAATATCTGTTGGGATAAGTATCATACTTATTTAAGATTAGAACAAGATTATATTAAACAACCATCTACAGTTCTTGTTAATGATTTAGATAAATTAGAAGATATACATAAAAGAGTTGGTGGTAAATTTCCAGTTGTTCTTAAAACAATTTTAGGAACTGGTGGAGTTGGTGTTCTTAAAATCAAAGATGAAGCACAACTGTTATCTTCTGCACAAATTATTAATAAGTTGGGTTCTGAAAGAGGTCTTATACTCCAAGAATATATTGAGATAGATTTTGATGTTCGTGTTATGATGGTCGCTGGTGAAATTATGGGTGCAATGAAAAGACCACTCGCAGACGGTGATTTTAGAAGTAATGTACATCAAGGTTCTAAACCAGAAAAATTCCAATTAACAGAATTAGAAAAAGAAATTTGTTACAAGGTAGACCGTTCAATTGGTGGTAAATGGATTGGTGTAGATTTAATTGTATCTGAAGACAGAGAAAAAGTTCCACCATATGTTTTAGAGATAAATTCACAGCCTGGTCATGTAGGATATGATTCAGTTCATAGTGGAAGTATACTCAAAGATGTTTTAGTAAAATTTATGAATCGTGATAATTGGACTTGACTTTTAACTACTAAGGTGGTATAACTACATTATGCAATTTTATACGAATGTTGCCCAATGGGGTAACACAATACTTCTTCGTGAATACAAAAATGGTGAAAGAGTTAATCGTAAGATTAAATACTCACCTACTATGTATGTGCCTGTTCAAAAGAAAACAGAGTACAAAACACTTGATGGTAAGTATGCAACACCATACAAGTTCGACACAATCAAAGAAGCAAAGAAGTTTATAGAACAATACAAACAACAACCTCATCTGGTCTTTGGTCTGGATAGGTTTGCATACACATTTCTATACGACACATATCCCAATCAAGTACCTTGGGATAATGATAAAATCCTAACAGTTACTATTGATATTGAAACACAATGTGAGAACGGTTTCCCAGACCCACAACTCGCAGTAGAAGAAATGCTTTCTATCACTATCAAGAATCAAACGACAAAGAAGATTGTTGTTTGGGGTATCGGTGATTATCATACTGATAGAGATGATGTTACATATATCAACTGTTCAAACGAAAATGAATTACTTGCAAAGTTTATGAACTTCTGGACTAAACATTATCCAGATGTTGTTACTGGTTGGAATACTGAGTTCTTCGATATTCCCTACATCATCAATCGTGTTACAAAAGTTCTTGGTGAAGATAGAGCAAAAGAGATTTCTCCTTGGGGTTTGATTAGTTCTCGTACTGTTTACAATCATGGTAGAAACCAACAAGTCTATGATATTACTGGTGTTGCTAATCTTGACTATCTGCAACTATATCACAAGTTTACATATACAAGACAAGAAAGTTATGCACTTAATTATATTGCATCAGTAGAACTTGGTGCAAAGAAGAATGAAAACCCATACGACACTTTCAAAGATTGGTATACAAAAGACTACCAATCGTTTATTGATTACAATATTGTTGACGTTGAACTAGTTGACCAACTTGAAGACAAGATGAAGTTACTGGAACTTTGTTTGACTATGGCTTATGAAGCAAAGGTTAATTATGAAGATGTCTTCGGTCAAGTTAAATATTGGGATGTCATGATTCACAACTATCTTAGAAAAAAGAATGTTGTCATTCCACAAAAATCACACAGTACTAAGGTAGAAAAGTTTGAGGGTGCATATGTAAAAGACCCACAAGTTGGTATGCACAAGTGGGTCATGTCTTTCGATTTGAACTCACTTTATCCACATTTGATTATGCAATATAATCTTTCACCAGAAACACTAGTATCTGGTGAGTTTATCAAAGACCTTAATGTTGATACAGTATTGAAAGGTGTAAATTTTAATCTACCAGACAATACAACTATTACACCAAACGGTGCATTGTATCGTAAAGATATCAAAGGTTTTTTGCCAGAGATGATGCAAGAAATCTATGATGACCGTACCATCTACAAGAAAAAAATGTTAGATGCGAAACAACAATATGAAGATACAAAAGATGCTAAATACTTGAAGTATATCAGTCGTTATAACAACATTCAGATGGCAAGAAAGATTTCTTTGAACTCTGCTTATGGTGCGATTGGTAATCAGTATTTTAGATACTATGACCTTGCGATTGCAGAGGGTATTACTACTGCTGGTCAGTTATCCATTCGTTGGATTGAAAAGAAAATGAATGAGTATCTTAATAAATTACTGGAAACAAAAGATGAAGATTTCGTTATTGCATCAGACACAGATTCAATATACATTACTTTTGACAAGTTGGTTGATAAAGTGTTTGAAAAGGGAAGTGATGTTCAGAAGATTGTCAACTTCTTGGACAAGATT